TGAGGGTTCAATCCATACCTTTGACCTAATTGTGTTAACCATAAATAAGGATAACCATCAAACCAAAAATCTGTATTATAAGTAAAATTAATCCACCAATTTCCAGTTATTAAACGAGTATTAGCAGCCCTCCATCTGGCATCAGTAATAGATGTGCCTTCCATCATATTCATATTAGCATCCGACATAGGTATACCTGTTGAATCTTGTAATGGTCTTTGATAAGGTGAAGAAGTTAAATTATCTGCTGGATAAATAGGATGTTTAACACCTAATCCGTCTACATAAGATAAACCAACATAATTTACATAATCAGGAGGTAATGGGATTTGCCCAGAAGGAGGAAGAGATAATTCTTGAGATTTAATTGATTTTAATGTATCATAACTAAATTCTTGTAAACCTCTTTTAGCATGAAATATAACTTCATTTCTACCTACATTTGATATTAATTTTTGATATCCTACATAAGCAAACATAAAGTTATTAATAACATCCTCTAGACTTATATAAGCATAATTTCCATAATTTTCCCATAATTGTTCCTCCCTTAATTTAACCATAAAAACATTAGCAGCTACTAATGGTGTGGTTAATGCAATACTATTTCCAGTTACTGTGACTGTATATAAAGGATTAGCTTGTAGAGTATAAGGAGTAAAAGTAGCCCCTCCATCTACACTTATAAACATGTCAAAATTGTTTAAAGGGAAATTAAGCGCTGTAGTATCATTAGTATAATATATTAAATCAGTATTAAAAGTAGTAACAAACGGCCCAGATAAGGCGGCTGGATCTACTACAAATAATTGCTCTCCAATATAATATTGAGTATTGTTTTCTGTTATAAGTGCCATCTAATTATGATTTTTCATTTTGATCTTCTGCTTGAACTATCCCAGCGGCTAATTGAATAACACTTGGATCTTCAACCACTATTCCTGCATATACTAATATTCTTAATATAATTTCAGTTTGTTCAGAAATATGTAATTCAAAATCCTGACTACCATTAGCATTGTAAATATATTGTCCTTGACCTCCTGTAGTATAATTCCATACCACATCTAAAGGTGTTCTTATATAAGATACAGTAATTCCAGTTTGGATAGTTGTAGGATAAACAAATAAACCCCCTTGTTCATATAAATATACAGGAAACATTTCTGTGGGTTTTGTAATAGGAGATAATTCTTGTTTAATTAATTCATTTCTTTGTATATATTCAGTTTCTTTTGCAACCCCATAAGGATTTGTATATATTACACTCCCAATTCTATAAAATTGATTCGGAAATAATTGTATTAATATTACATCCCCTAGAGCTGGTATTGCTAACATTTGAAGAATATTGCTATTAGAGCTCCATGTATAAAGTCCTGCTGCTACTTCAGCCCCATTTAAAAATACTTTAATATCAGCATTTTGAGATTGGGCTGTAGTCCAAGTTGTTACAGTAAATGCGCTTACTATCGCATCACCTATAAATGTTTGTGTGAAGGCTGGAATTGTTGTAATACCTGGAGGGGTAAATCGATCAACATTAAATGTAGCTGGCCCTATAGTTTGGAAAGGCTCTAACATTTGATCTACATTTTTAATTCGATTACCATATTCGGTATCATTTTGAGGAAGACGGTACTGTTGATTTAAATCACTTGCATATCCTTCGAACATTGTTCGTTGAACTTGAGTCCCAAATTTATTAAATTCATCTGGTGTAATATATCCTCTTTGTTGTTGGTTAAGGATTAATAAAACCGTTTTATAGACTATATCTACGTTTACCGCCATTATAATTTCTTTATAATAAAAAGGCGGCGTGATGCCGCCTCTCTATTGTTATTTATTAGATGATCTTTTTTTCGATCGTCTTATATACTTCTACTCCTTCATCTGTTTTAAACCATGCAGCTAATGCTGAATATGGATTTTCATCAAAAGGAATTGTCATTAATTTACGATCATTAGTTCCCCACATAAAGTATCTTTGATCTTGTGATAATTTTACTATGTGTTGTTCTGTTGCTTTAATCGCAAAGTTTCTTAATTCGACATTTTCATCTTGTACAAGATTAATAAATAAAGCAGGATTTGCTTTTGCCATTCTTAAAATATCTCTTCGAATTTCTTTAGAAGACATATTGGCAACTTTAGTTCCCATTTCTACTCTTAAAATAGCTTCTGCATGATCTACTTCAATATCTCTAGCGGCATTAAGTGCCATGATTTCCATCTCTAGATCTACTAAATCGTCTTTTGCTTCTGTTACTGCATTATATTCATCATAATCTTTTCCTTTTCTTGGATGATATAATGATAATAATTTTTGTAAATTTACTTTTTCTTTAGGTACAAATAATGTTCCGTCTTTAAAAACGATATGTTGCAAAGTTGCTTCACCTTTCTGCTCATCTTGAAAAGGAGATGGCTGATTAGTAGCATATCGTAATGCTCTCTGTTCTTTTTTTACCGTATCAAAATACAAAAGAGGATGTCTTGTTGTATGTTTACTCGGTATAGTATAAGTTACAGGGGTATGATGAGTTCTTAAGTAATAAGTTCTATCTTTTACTTCCCAGCCATCATTCTGAGTTTCTTGAGTTTCTTTACTCTTTTTTGCCATGATATAATATAATTAAATAGTTAAAAATAAAGGCACTGGGTGCCGAAGCACCCGTTACCTTATAAATAATTATGCACTGAATAGTACAAAGTTATTAGCTGCCTGTACACAAAGACATCTTTCTGATAAGAAGTTTACTTGCATAACGTCAACGTCAGAGGTGTAAGCACCACCAACAGATCCAGTTAACCAAGATTTCATTCTTCTATCATCAGCTTGAGAAGCTCTATATCTTACGTGTAAGAAAGGACGTCTAATGTTTGTACCAAGAACTTGGTCATAAACAGTAGATGTTCCAGCAGGAACTAATACTCCTTCAACATTGCTAGCTCCATTAAAATTAGTGGAACCACCTCTTGTAGAAGCATCATTTAGATATTTCCATGAAGTTTTATAGAAGTCATAAGAACCTCTTCTAAAACCAGAAAAGCCTAAATTAAGCGCCATTTCTTCAGAGTTTTCAAATACACCATAAGATGTACCTCCAGCTCCGTAAGAATTTTGCACAGCTAACATATTATCAAAATTTAACTCAGTAGCTCTATCTAAGAAAAGCATGTTTTCTTCAATAGCACCCTGAGAATCTAAGTTTTGAAGAATAGCATCAAAGTCAGCCATTCCACCAGCAAAACCAGTCATCACGTTACCTCGAGCTTGAATAGCGTCGAACATACCTTGAGTACCTAATTGGTTACCTGCAGCAAATGCAGAGAAACCAGTGTTATTAGCTGCTGGGATTGCCCCACCAATAGCCGCTGCATAGAATCCACCTGGTGCGCCAGCTGGTCCTGATGTAGCATCAGAAATTTGGCCTTCAATAACGACCATTTCTAAATAATCTTCAAATCTTAATCTAGTTTCACCTTCAGCTTTTAGATACCATAAAAAACCTCCAACTCCATCTTCTGCAGAAACCTCAACCCAACCTATTTGAGCTGTATCAGAACCAGATATTGCATATCTATCTCTGATAATTATTGGTTTATTAGAAAATTGAGTGAAAGCTGGATCTATGTTTTCAGTAACTAAACCAGTACCGTCAACGCCCGCTGGTGATAAACCAGATGCTTTTCCAAATTCAGAACCATAAACATATGTTTTAAGTCCTGCAGCACCAGCACCGAAAGCTGCTTGTAAGCTTGCTTGCTGATATGGATATGCTGTTAAAACCGTACCAACTACTCCAGACACGAATGCCTTTACTGTAGCAGCAGGGTTTAAGGGATCCATAATAACTACTGTCATATTTGGTGTAATAACGTTATTAACGCCCGCAACAACGGGTAAGTTAATATCGACTGTGTTTACACCTGTTAATGTACAGCTGTCATATGAAATGTGTAATCTATTTTGTTCAGACCAGATTACTTGGTCACTTGTCATTGGTAATTCAGCTCCAACCATTCTCAAAAATCCACCTAACGTTCTATTACCATATCTTTCGACTTCAGCTTCGTATACTTCAGGAAGATACTGCTGAGCAAAGTTTCCACCTGCCGCGCCGTCAAATACTAAATAGTTTGTGTTAAGGACTTGTTGAGTTTGAGAAGGTACTATACTACCAAATTGAGGTGTTAATACTCCCATTTCAAATTAATTTTTAATTGTTAAAATTTACGTGTTTTTATTCTAAGTTTCGAAGAATCATCACCACTCACAACCCTCATCTTAATTCCACCAACATTTACATTAGGAGAACTCTCTCTCACTTTTGTACTAATGTTTTTAGAAGATGCATTTATATCTCTAGTTGCATCGGCTTTGCCTTGCTCATAGAAATGATGTGCAATTTGATCAGCATTGGTTGCAGAATAAATAGCTTTATGATAACCTAAAGGGTCTGTTACATTGCCTTCCTTATCCAAGAACTTTTGAGTGAAAGTACTAATGTCTTTTTGATTATCTGCCAACTCCAACGGGTTTTTAATTTTATATCTAAATCTTTTATCTCCGACATTATATTCGAAACCTTCGAATTCATCAGATAAAAGAGTTTTAGTTTCATCTAAAAACTTTTCATGTTGTTGTTGCCCTATTTCTTGATTCTCGTGATAGCGATTGAAAAAGTCCATTGCCTTCTGTTGTTCTTGGGTAACGCCGGGTCTCAACTTGATTTCGTCGTAATATTTAACCTTCAGATCTTCTAGGAAGTTCTTTGCTTTTGCAATTGCTTCTTTTTTAGCGAGTTGTTTTATTTTGACGTCTCGCTCCTCGTCAATCTCAGTATCAAATTTAAAGTTTTCTTCCATAATGAAATTAACTTCGTCATTATTCAAATGAGGTTTTGTTTTCATGTAATACTCTTTTAATAGCACATCTTCATTAATATTAGAATAATCTGCATTGAGCCTTACATAATCCTCAACATTACCACCAGTTTCTTCCATAAAAGAAACAAGTTTTTCAACATTTTCTGGTAATTTTCTTTGAGGTATATTTTGTTTAACTGATTCTGTAGTTTTAGTTTTAACCGGTGCAGGCTTTTTTTCCTCCACTTTTATTTCTTCAAGTACATCTTTTGTCTCTACTTTTTCTTTTTTACTTTCTTCGGCAGGTTTTTCATCTGTTGACTCGATGTCTCTGATCTCCACCTTTTGAACATCTTTGGGCGGTTGATGAGCATCCATATCAATTGACTTCGACTCTTGAATGGCATCTTTAACTTTTTCTACTGGGTCTTTGACCTCTGATTTAACTTCTTTTTTTACTTTTTCTTTTTTAACCGGTAGTTTAGATAAATCTACTTTAGTTATTTCCGGTTCAACACTAAGTGCTTTTTTAGGTACCTTTATTTTGGTTACCTCTTGTTTTGTCTTTGACATAATAAAATATTATAAAATTAATAAAATAATTATCTAGGTATAAATTGTTCTAAATTTAATCCTGATAATCCATCATTTTCCGATTCAAAATTTTTCGGTAATAAATCGTTTTGGCGTTGTGAAATCATTTCACTTTGTTGAGTAGCTTGAATTTTAGTACGCTTATCTTTCCTGTCTTCAATATATCTTTCTTTAGATTCTTCATTTTGTCTTTGCATACCTGCTAATCTTAATTGATATTGAAATTCTATTTCCATCAATTCTTTTTTAATTGCAGCTTCTGTTTCTAATTTTTGAATTTCTAATTGAGCTTCGCCTTGTTTTATTTGAAGTTCTTTTTGTGCTAAAGCTTCTTGCTTTTGCACTTCATACATAGCTGCTTGTTCAGTCGCTTGTGCATTTGCTGCAGCTTGAGCTTGAATATTAGCTTGCTGCATTTCTTGATCTTTTGCTTGCTTTTGTTTACGTTTTAATTTAAGTAATTGATTTGCTAACTTTAAATTCTTAACTTGTCTAATATCAATTGCGTCTTCTATATCTATACTTTGTTGTTGAAGTCCCATTTGTATATTAGTCTCTAATACAGCTTTTTCTTCTTCATCTGGTTCTAATTCTAAATAAATACCAAAATCAAATAAATTAAGATTTTTCATTTCTTCTAATGAACCAGTATTAAATCTACTTATTGCATTAGTTAAAGATTCTGCAGTTAAAGCATAATCTAATACATCAGCAATACGTAAAGAAATATTTTCGGCTATTCTTACACTCATATATAACATTGATTGTAATATATGACGTGTAGCTACATTTGAGGCTGCAGCTGCTAATTTTTGTAAACCAACTAATGCATATTGATCTGGGTTACTTGCATCTCGTGCTTCATTTAATCCGGTTACATCTCTTATCATTTGTAAATAATATTGATAAGTACTAATTAAAGAAGAAATTTTAGCTTGCGATGCTGAGGTTTGTAATTCTTGAATTGGAACCATCCCTCTATTTGGATCTCCATCTTGTGTTTGTGATCTACCTACAATGCTACCAGTTTGGAAATACATATTTAATGCTTCCTGTGGATTATAGTTTGTTCCATTTCCTAAGTCTACTTCTGATAACCCATCTACATCCACAAATACTCCATCAGGTACCATACGAGATATTACTTGTTGAAGTTTTAAATGCGTTAATTGGATCATATCCGCAAACCCAGTACATTTACTTACTACCGATTCTACCCTACCTCTATAAATTCTTGGAGCTGTAATAACATAATTCATTCTACATTTAGTAGTATCAGCTGCTGGACGAGTCATATTTTCTGCCATTCTCCATTCTAGCATATTCTCAATACCTAATACTTTAACTCCTGAATATAATACTTCAATTTTTCTACTTACTTTATCAAATTTATCACTTGGAGGCGGATCAAAGAAATCTGTCTTTTTAAGAGATTTTTGTAATCCCTGATCTGTTTGTTTTATTTTCCATACTTGTTCTGAATAAGTTTTATATTCAAAATATAATAATTGAATTATATCAGGATCTTCATTCCAATTTCTTAAATAATTTTGTGTACCAGGAAACTTCTGGATTTTATCCATTTCCTCTACAGTTAAATGTGGGAATTGTTTAGCTAATTCTGCAATACTTACTGATTTAACTTCTCCTACATAATATATATCTTCAAAATTTGGATCTTCTGTATAAGAATATACTAAATTAGCAGGGTCCACATAATCAACTGTAATTCCATTAGAAGTATTATAGTTAGTTTTAGAACAAGCAATACCTAAAACAACAAGATCATATAGTAATCTTCTTTTTGTTTCATGATATTTATTATTAGCTAGTACATTTGTAATAGCCTCTTCTTCTGCTATTTCAATACTTTGCTTATAACTAAGCTGCATATGTAAACTTAATTCTTCTTTATTTTCTGGTAATTGCTCTGGATTTGCA